GATAGAGCCCTTTATAACTTTGTAAATGACGATCTAAATATCTTTTGCAACACAAATGAAGGCTTCCGCAAAGTGCCCGTTCTCTTTGCTTCCCCAGAGCGTGCTTTTTCAATCAAGGACGACCCTGAGCTACGCAAGAACGGCAGAACACTGGAATACCCACTTATCTCTATTGTTCGTGGACAAATGATCAACAATCCTTCTAACAAAGGCAAGTACGGTGTCTATATTCCGCCATACTTCGGCTTTTACAAGCGTGGTGGCTCAATCCCAATCGCTCGCCAAGTCAATCAGGAAAAATCAAGAGATCGTGCGAATGCGACGGCAGAAAAGAAATATAATCAAAGCACTTTTCCTTTTGACAATGAAAAGGCAGTGTATGATACATTATACGTCCCAATGCCAACTTATGTAGAGATAACCTACGAGATAAAGATGGCTACAGAGTTCCAGCAACAGATGAACGAAATCATTGCTGCGATGATGGGAAGATTCTCAACTCCAGTGGCCTTCAAAATTGAACACGAGGGGAATGTCTATGAAGCCTTTGGTGACGAAACATTCTCAAACGAGAGTAATAACTCAGGGCTAAACACAGACGAAAGAATGTTTAAATCTACAACAACAATCACAGTGTTGGGCTACATTTTGGGAGCAGACAAGAACGAGGATGTTCCTGCTGTAATCCGCCGTGAATCCGCCGCTGAAGTTACAATTGGTAGGGAAAGAACAGTGGTCGGCGACGAGCCTGAGTTCCATGCGGGCAGAAAAGATAAATACAGATCATAACAACCTGGCGTTTGGAATACCGCCCTACTATTTATTATTGGTATTTAGTGTAAATTATTGAATGCCGTACTATACGCATAAGACCGAGGAGAATACATTTCGATGGCTGACAACTCTTCTAAAAAGTTTAAGTTCATTTCACCTGGAGTGTTCATTGATGAGATCGATCAATCACAACTTCCAGCCGTACCAACTGAAGTAGGACCAGTAGTTATTGGTCGTGCTCGTAAGGGACCTGCCGACAAACCAGTTCAGGTATCCTCTTACTCTGACTTTGTTCAGACTTTTGGCAATCCTGTAGCGGGTAACGAAGGTGGCGATGTTTGGCGTGAAGGCAACAACACTGCCCCAACATACGCTGCATATGCTGCTAAGGCTTGGTTGAGGAACAATTCTCCTCTTACATTCGTAAGGGTCCTTGGTGACCAGGCAGACGGAGCATCAGGAACTGGCTTGGCTGGTTTTGCTGCTGGCGAAGCAGGCGGCACCAACACCAGTGGTGGTGTCTATTCTTTGGTAGTTTGGCCATCATCTTCACTCAGCACAGAGGGGACTGTAGTTAGCGGTGCTGTCGCTGCGCAGATTTATATGCCACCAAACACTGGGCGTGTACTTCTTTCAGCTTCTACTGGGCAAAATGGTTCAACCCTTTATGCAGTGGACGCTAAAGATGACTTTACATTGGTCTTTAGTGGGTCAAATGTTGATGAGAAGGTTCAAGTTAGTTTGAATCCTGATTCTGATAATTTCTTGAGAAAAGCATTAAATACAAATCCAACAATTACTAACTCTGATATTACCTCCGCTGGAACTCGCACATTTTACCAAAGCGGGACATACTGGCTTGGTGAAACCTACGAGTATTCTCTAATTGACAAGAGTGCTGGTGGTATTGGTCTTTTGAGCGGCTCTGATGTTACTAAATTCCACGCTGCTATTCTACCAATGGTGGAAAACAACACAGACAGAGATGTGCAGCAAAACAATTTCAACGGCGCTGCTAAAAAAGCAACAACAGGTTGGTTCATTTCACAGGATCTTAGCACAAATACATCCGACTATCGTGCTCGTAACCAACAGAAACTATTCCGTCTTGAAGCGCTTTCTGCTGGCGAGTGGGCTCAAAGGGAAGTGAAAATATCTATATCAAATATCAAGGCACCACAAGGAGATTTTCAATCATACGGATCTTTCTCAGTCTTGATTCGTGACATTGCAGACAATGACAATCGACAGGTTATTCTTGAAAGATTTGATAACCTAAATCTAAACCCAGCGTCTGAAGACTATATTGCAAAAAGAATTGGCGATCGCTATCAAGTTTATAGCGCCAATGATCAGCGCAATGTAGAATATGGCGAGTTTGAAAATCAATCAAATTACGTTCGTGTCGTAATGAATGACGACGTTGCTGCTGGCTCTGGTGAAACTCGCTGGCTACCATTTGGTGTGTTCGGTCCATTAAAATACAGAGATGTTAGTGTTGTTAGCGGCTCTAGTGGATTTAGTGCAGATTTGGGAGCACCAGTCGCTGGCACCCGAGGTGGTGTAAGAACAATGTTGGACGGCGATAACTCTACAGATTATGGTCTCGCCGGACACTTGGCTCCAACGGATCACATTATTTCACTAGAAGGCGCTGCTGATGCCAGTGTATTCAGTGGCTCTATTCAGTTCCCAAGTGTTCCAACAAGAGCAAACAGCACTTGGGGCAGCCCAAAAAATACAAAGAATACTTTCTGGGGAGCATGGACAGGGAGAAGTAACACAAATACTTTCTTCAACCCACAAACACCAGATTGTCTAAGACCACGATCTTTCGATCTTAGTGGCATTAATACTAATCCATCTAATACCGCAGTCGATGTTGCTGGAGAAACTACAACTTATGTAGCAACTCAAGCATACGAGATCGCTTGGGTGTTCTCCTTGGATAACATTTCAGGCTCCTCTACCACTGGGTACTATTATCTTGGTGGAAACACTGGCTACAGACAACAGGGATTAAGTGTTAGTGCAGTAGGTTCTTACACCTCATCTCTCGATGCTGGACTAGATCGATTTACTACTGTTTTACATGGTGGTTTCGATGGATTAGACATCACAGAGAGAGAACCATTCAGAAACAGCAAGATGGATGATATTACAAACATTAGCGAGACAAACTCTTATGAACTCTACTCACTAAGAAAAGCAATCAACATCGTGTCTGATCCAGACGAAGTACAGATGAATGCAATAACAATCCCAGGCATTACAGAGGAGGCAGTAACAAACTACCTACTCGACACCGCCGAAGATCGTGCTGATACTTTGGCAATCATCGATATTCCAAATGCTTACACACCAGACACAGAAGATACTGGCTCAGCGGAAAGCCGTAATGAAAACAATACACCAACTCGTGCTGCAAATGCACTAGCTGCTCGCAGTATCAACAATAGCTATGGTGCAACTTATTACCCATGGGTAAGGATTTTGGACAACAACACAAACCAAAGCCTATGGGCACCACCATCAGTCGCCGCACTCGGTGTTCTTTCTAACACTGACAGACAGCAGGCTCCATGGTTTGCTCCAGCAGGCTTCACCCGTGGCGGACTAAGTGAGGGTGCTGCTGGTGTCCCAGTCCTAGATGTTTCTCGCAGACTAACATCTGATGATCGTGACACACTATATGAAACAAACATTAACCCAATCGCTAAATTCCCAGCAGAAGGAATTGTCATCTTCGGGCAAAAGACACTACAACAAACAGCAAGTGCTCTTGATCGAATCAATGTCCGCCGCTTGATGATTTACTTGAAGCGTGAGATCTCTTTCATCGCCTCAAGACTTCTATTTGCTCCAAATGCACAAGCAACATGGGATCGCTTCTTGGGTCAGGCTGAGCCAGTCCTCCGTGACGTCAAAGCTCAGTTCGGTATTGAGGATTTCCGACTAATCTTGGACGAATCAACAACCACACCAGATCTTATTGATCGCAACATCATTTATGCCAAGTTGTATGTGAAGCCAACCCGTGCTGTAGAGTTCTTCGCAATCGACTTCATAATTACAAACAGCGGAGCATCTTTCGAAGATTAATCCACTGAGTAACTATTTATTACGAGGAGCTAAATAAACAATGGCAAGTCTATTTTGGGGTCAAGCAAACGCAGAACCAAAACGTCAATTTCGGTTTGAGTTAAGTTTCACTTCTAGGAATGGTAACCAACCTGGTGATATACCAGTATGGACAGTAAAGACTGCTACTAAGCCAGTCGCAGAGATTTCAACTATTCCTCATCAATATATTGACCATACTTTCAATTTTCCAGGTCGTGTTACCTGGCAACCAATTACAGTAACATTGGTAGACCCTGTAAACCCTGACTTGTCTTTTGCCTTCTTGGATATTCTTGGCACTGCTGGATACAAGTATCCCTCAACAGACACCATTTCTCGTAGAAGCCTTAGCAAGAAAGCTTTTACAGATACCATTGGCAATGTAGTTCTTAAGCAAATCGATGCTGACGGAAAAGAAGTAGAAAGATGGGAATTAATTAACCCAATCATTACCAACATTGACTTCGGTGGCACTTTGTCTTACGAATCAGATGATATGGTAGAAGTAAATTGCACAATCACATATGACTGGGCAGAGCTTAAGCGAAGCGGCGTATCTAACAACACTCCTCCATCTACTCGTTCTTAACGAACAAAACACAATAAGTTATAATACTTAAGAAAGGTTACAAAATATGAGTAGAAATGATAACCGCTTGGGTCTCCCAGGCAATCTTACACAAGACGATACACCTGTGGCTGCTGCTGCGCCAGCACCCACATTTAATTGGTCGGTTCCAACTGAGTTTGTTGAACTGCCAAGCAAAGGCATTTTCTATCCCGCTGGTCATCCACTGCATAATCAGACAACAGTAGAAATTCGCTACATGACCGCAAAAGAAGAAGATATTCTCACATCTCGCTCACTCCTCAAAGAGGGTGTTGCTTTAGATCGTATGCTACAGAATGTTTTGGTGGATACGTCAATTAATGTTGACACTCTCTTGGTAGGAGATAAAAATGCCATGCTGGTTGCTGCCAGAAGAACAGGATATGGTGCCGATTATGATACAAATGTGACATGTCCTTCTTGCGGAACCACAGATGAGCATAGTTTTGACATTTCAGAGCCACCATGTAATGACTTTCTAGGGGAAGCTAGGAATTTGGGCGTAGCTGTGACTGAGGAAGGCTTAGTTCAGATTAAGTTGCCAATGTCTGGCGTAGAGGTTACTTGTCGTCTTTTGACAAGCGCCGATGAAACAAGACTAACAAAGGAAATGGAAAGAAAAGCTAAAAGAAAGATGAGCCAAGGAGTAACAACCGATTCTTTTAGAGCATATGTTGTTGCTGTCAATGGAGACGAGAGCCCTTTTACCATCGAGTCTTTCATTCAGGCTATGCCGGCAAGGGACGCAAGACACCTAAGGACCATCTATTCATCAATCGTGCCAAACATTAACCTCGAACAAACATATGACTGCCCTAATTGCGGTTATGAAGCGGACATGGAGGTTCCGCTTGGTATTGACTTTTTTTGGCCTAAGTGAGCAATACATTGAGGCTGTATACGAGCAACTATTCCAATTAAAATATCATGGCGGCTGGAGCTTTTTTGAGGGATATAACCTACCTGTTAGTGTCAGGGTGTGGTTCCTAGAGAGATTAGTCAAGCAGAAAAAGGACGAAAGCGAAGCGACAAAGAAAGCAGCTAGTTCCGCTGGACGAGGCCGAACATATAAACCGTGATAATTATATTTGACTACTATTTATTAGGCAGACGTATACGAGGTTTGTCTATATGAATATCGATTTTGAAAATGAAGTTCTAGATTTTGAGGCTCTCCGTGAAGAGCAACAACTCAATGAGAACATCTTAAATGTCTTCGCCGCCTGGATTCAGTACCTCTTGTCTAAGATGTACAAGGGCCGTCGAATCCCTGTCCGTGTTCGAGGGAACAGAATAGAAGTAGAGAGATTTACTGATGCCTTGGTGAACGAAAAAAGATACATGGATTATATCAAGAAATACGGACTTGATAACCCCATGACATACAAGCAGAAGGCAACCCTAGATGTTGCCATAAAAAGGTTTGAGAAAGAAGCCAAGATTAACTGGCCTATCCGCTAAGAGGTTTAGTTAATGGCTATAGATCCAAAAGATTTAGAAAAACAAAAAGAGCTTAATGAACTTCATCGCCAAGAGTCTGCTCTTTTACGTGAAAAGACTAAAGCGAAGCAAGAATACGATATAGCGGTCCAGCAAGGTAGTGCAAATCAGAAAGAACTTGCAGAGAAGCTTAAAGAGGTGTCTGCAAGATATGACGAAGTAGCTGAAAAATTAGACGACTTAAAGTACAAGACCGACGAACAAGCTGAAGCCCAAACAAGGCTAAAAGAGTCTCTTATTGGGATTGGGAGTATGCTCCCAGGGCTAATAGGAAACTTTGACGCTCTCTATGGTACTCAATTAAATGCTTTAACAAGTTTTTCAACAGCGATACCGGCTGTGTCTAAATTTGCATCAGCGATACATGATACTCAGGTTGAATTAAGAAGAACAACTGGTTTTCAAGATCGTTATAGTAGGTCCTTTACAAGACTTAAAGGAGCCTATCAGCAGTTAAATCTTCCTCAAGCGGAACTAGAGAAAAACTTAATTGGGTTGAATCAAAACTTCTCTGCTTTTGACGCCATGTCTCCAGCGATGAGAGACAATTTGACTATGCTGGCTGGCAACTTTACTCTCCTAGGGGTGTCAGGTGAAGAGACTGGCAAGATGTTGGATGATTTACAATTTGCTTTTGGAATTGTTGGTGAATCAGCAGTCCAAGCTGGCGGAGACTTAAGAGAATTAAGCAAAGAAACAGGTCTTGGGATGAGTGTCTTATTGAGAGACTTGAATGAACTATCCCCAGAATTAGCACGCTTTGGGATGGAAGGAACTCGTGTCTTTGCGGGCATGGCAAAACAGGCACGTAGCCTAGGGTTGTCAACAAAGGATATTTTTGATGTTTCTGAACAATTAGATACTTTCCAGGGTGCAGCAGAAATTGTAGGACGGATGAACGCTCAGTTTGGGATGCAACTAAATTCTGTAGAGCTAATGAAAGCATCACACGAAGAGCGAGTCGATATTCTTCGCCAAGAGTTTAGACTTCAGGGCAGATCTTTCCAAGCGCTCGATCGCCGTCAAAAACAAATGTTAGCTAGTATTTTGGGGAGAGACGTAAAAACAGTAGCCAAACTATTTGGTGATCAAATGGACATAACAGCATTCCAAGAGGATGTTGGCAAGGCAGACCCATTAGATAAATTCACCAAGTTTGCAGACCGAGCTACTGTACTTAATGAGCAGGCTTTCGATAAAGTAATTGAGTCTTTGGGCGGTGTTCAAAAAGTTAATGAATTTCAAATAAATCTTCTCAAAACTATGCAAGGAAATATGGGTGCTGTGGTCCAGGGACTAGGCACACTGGCAGTTATAGGGCTTGGAAAGGGGGTGATAGGCAAGGCAGCGCCATTTATTAAAAATATAATGCAAGCTGGCGGTGGTCTTGGTGCTGCTGGCTCAATGGTCGGTCCCTTGGGCAGAGCTTTTTCAAAGACAAACCCAGGCACGCTTGAAGCTGTCAAGATGATCAAGAAGATTAATCCCAACATAGGCACACAAGAAGCACTAAAAATGGCTCGTGCTGGGGCGGTTCCCACGGCGGCAGCCGGAGGCGCTGCGGCGACAGCGGGTGCAGCATCTAAGATGGGCGCACTTGCAAAAGGTGCTGGAAAAGTAGGGTTGAAATCTTTGCCGCTAATTGGGCTAGGTATTGGTCTTTATAGTGGTATAGGAAGGCTTATGGAGGGTGATATTCTTGGTGCTGGTCTTGATATCGGAGGCGGTGCCGTGGCCATGATACCTGGAATTGGAACTGCTGCCGCTTTGGGGATTAACGCTGGTGCGATGGGGATAAACATGGCGAGAGATGCTGCGAAAGCATCTAGTCAACCAGTGGAAGCTGTCGCAAACATGGACGAAACAATGAAGAGGATGGAGTCGATGTCAGCAACAAATACTGCCGCTAGCAGAGAAACAATACAACTCAATATTCAGGAGTTGGTGGTCAAGTCTTCTGTAGAAGTTGATGGCGACGTTTTGGGACAAAAGACAAGAAGTTACTTCAACACTGCTCTCAACCCAACTATGGCAAACTAAGGGAGGATAAAGAATGGGAACCCTCGGTGTAAGAAACGACATGAACTTGACTTTTGAACATGTTCCTACAGGCAAGAGTGTAACTTTCCCAGCATATCTAGAGAACTTAGCAGATATGTACACATCCACCTGGATGGCAGAAGATGTTTATGGTCGTATGGACCAGATTACTACCTTTGTGAACACAAGAAGGTCAATTTCTGTCTCCTGGAATGTTCCCGCAGACTCCTTCGATGACGCTAAGTTAAACTTGCAAAAGATCAACAATTTATTAACATTCTTGTATCCTGTGTATTCCAATAAAGCAGGCGCTAAAGGGGCAACAGCCATCAATCAAGGACCCCTTATGAGAATTTCTTTTGGCAACCTCATAAGAAATGCAACTGGTGGCGGCCTTTTAGGGTGGGTCAATGGCTTTACAATGGACCCAAGAGTTGAAAATGGCATGTTCCACTCACAGGGACCAAATGGAATGGAATATTACCCCAAAACAGTGCTTCTAAATTGCGAGTTCAACATTCTGCACGAACATGAGTTAGGGTTTAAGAAGGAAGGAAATAGATATGTGTTTCGTAATAAGAAATTAGAGCAAAACAACTTCCCTTATTATACTTCTAACCTATTACCAAGCGAAGACACAGAGAATAACTTTTTTAATCGCACAGTGACGGGTGGTCGCATAGGTGAGCTACAGAATCCTCTAGATGCCTATAAAGAAGATCCAGGAAGCGTCGCCGCAGCCGAAGCTGCTGCCACTGAGGTGCTAGGAGAAGATTGATATGCCATACTCAAGATATACTGCAAGACAGATATTTTTAAATAACGATAAAAAGTATAAAAATGTCTTCTTCAAGAATAGGGATATTCAAGAAACATATCAATATGATATGCCAAACATAACATATCCAACTCCAAGTGAGATTCGCTCATTCGAGAATGTCTTGAGAGTTTGGAAAGCTACTGATACTCTATATAACGTATCAAATGAGTTTTATTCTTCTCCAAATTATTGGTGGGTTATTGCTTGGTATAACAAAAAGGCCTCTGAGGCAGAATTCAAGGTTGGGGAACAATTCTATGTACCACTCCCACTTGAGGCGGTACTAGAGTATATTCAGTAAAGGTTTAAAATGAGTAATCGTTATAAAAGCAGCGAAGAGTTTATTCAAAAGTACGCTAGAGAAGCTGCGCAAAGAAATGCGCAAGCTGATGCTGCAAAAACCAAGGAACAGAGAGAAGCTGAAGATGCCGCCCTAGAGGAATGGGGCAGACAACAGATGCTCGAAGGACAGGCCCAGCAACAAATAGATGAAAGGCTCTTAGAAGCAGAAAGACGAAGATTATCAAACGAAAGTAAGAAAAGAACTTTTGACCAATTCTCTGAAGCAAAAGAAGTTGGCGCAGTCGCACAAAATAACCCTGCAAGAACACCAGAGCTAACAGGGAAAGAGATAGTTCCAGGCGTATACAGCGACCCGCTCAAAAAGGGCGTTTATTATGGTGCTGACGGAAAAATCTTATCAGAACTTGAGGCTCAAGAAAAGATTCAAAAAAGGATTCGTGAAGAGGTCATCTTAGATCAAGAGACACAAAAAACAAAAGAGCAGCTTAGGGAAAAAAGCCCCAACCCTGACCCTCTTAAGAAATACCTTAGGAACACACAGGCGCTTTTGTTCAATAAGATGGTTGAGAAGTTTGGCAACGCCGAGAATGTCGATTTTTCTGGACCAGAAAAAATATATAGAGTCCCTGAAAATGTTGCTAAAGGCGGGTCGTTCACACAGAGGCTTTCTACCGAAGAACTCTTTAGTCCTACAGAGGGTGTCTTTCTTCAGGCTACGCCAGCGCAGCTTGGCTCGCTTGTACCTTTGATGCGTTTTTTCATTGTTGATAAAGACGGATATCAGCAAGAGATATATTTCAGCGACAAGACCTCACCTGGGCACATAAAGGCTCTTGCAGAACTAAAGGGCAAGTCTATAGAGGATATAATAACTTATAATGCTAGAGGTGGGGGAGAAGCCGGCATTAAGTCGTTCACTTGGAATTATAACAACAAACATGAGGGCGACTATATCATTGAGGCGGATTTAGAGCTATACTTTGGGACCCTTGTTGAGTTGGCAAATGATGAATATCTCAAATTTCTTTTCCCAACTGGTGAAGAGGTCGAATTAGCCACAGATATTAGTAAAACGGCGGCTGCTGTACGACAGAGAGAATCCAGTAGGTATTCCACCTCGCAAGAGAGCGGCTTATTCCAAGCAATTACTAAATTAGACAAAAAGATTGATTCATATAAGCTCTTGGGGAATGGTAACGCTGACTTAAGAAAAATAGTATCAAAACTTGAACCCAAGAAGAGAGACAACTTCAGGCAACTCAAAGTTGTTGTAGGTTGGTCCCTCCCAGAGGGAAACGAGCAGCAACTTAGTTCTATTTTCCCAGACAAAAAAGGTTTGGCAGGTTTCAGGGAAGAAGTCAAAAAAACACACACAGCTATATTGTTAAATCTAGCAGACTATAACGTTGACTTTACCCAAGAGGGTCCCACAACACTGAAGTTGAAATATTTGGGATCGTCAGACAACTATTTGGCAAAAGAAAAATCAGATATTTTTGGCTCTAATAACTTTAAAGCAGAGATAATGTTTAAAGACACACGAGTGTCTTTGGAGGGGATTCTTCAGCAGAACAACATTCTAACTGATTCGCAAACTGACTCAAAGACAACTAAGTCAAAAGCTGGAATAAACCCTAATAAAATAGTTGAACAAGACCCTTATCTTAAGGCTGTTTCAAAAGCGACACGAGAAGACAGAGATGTTTTCGGTGAAAGATCCGCTGTTGTTCAGTTGGCAGGGCTTAAACTAGCGCAAGAACTTGTTACTTTGGAGCTAAAGAGGGAAGAGTCCAAACAAACAGACCCTGAAGATCCAATATTTAAAAAACTTAGACGCCGAGGGCAGATGTTGGTTCTCCTGTACCAAAGAGCACTTAACATCAGGTTACGAGATATGTACTCTACGTTTTTGGATCAAATGTTAGATTCACAAATGGTTAAAGTAGCCCTCGTCGATCTTGTTAAGAACTCTGCTGGCGATTATTCTATAAAGGTCTCCACAGATCCAAAGAATGTTGCAACTCGTCAAACGGTTAAAAAGTCAATTCAAAAGGCAGAGAGAGTTGTTGAGGAATTGAAAAAGAAAAAAGGCTTTCTTGGTAGTGCTCTAAGGTTTTTAGAAAAATCTAACAACAAAAAGGACAATTCAAAAGATAACAGCCCATCTCCAAGTGAAGACAACAAAAGTTTCGATGTTTATTATCTTTTCTTGGGAGACATTCTCAGGCTTATGATGAGAAATGCAGATTTGAGAGATGATATAACGTTTCTGCTAGGAAACTTTGAGGATATAAACGAGAATATTTATTCAATTTATAAGATACCAATAACTTTAGAAAGTTTTGGTGAATTTTTCTATAATAGGATTGTTTCTCAAAAATTAACCTCATATCCATATCGAACGTTTATGAATGACTTCCTTAACTATACAGCAAGGCTGATGAATCAAAATCCTCAAACTTCAGAAAGGATTTCTTTCGACTATACTGTGTTCCCTTCCACCTATAGGCAAATTCAAACTGGCCCTGATAGGATTTTAAGTCGGCAGCATATTAAAAACATAAGGCAGAGGTTCCAGGACCCTCTCACAAACACTTTTCAAAGAGCAAAATATGAAAATTATTATGCAATCTATGTGAAGAAGACGTCTTTTGGGAAAAGAACGGGAAACTATGAGGATGACAAGAAAGATGGGATTTTCCATTATATGGTTGGCAGTGACAGAGGACTTGCAAAAAGATTCAACTTCTCCAGGCAGGAAACTCAGTACTTCCAAGAAATGTTAATTGAGTCAAATAATCCCAGCGACAAAATTCAAGCCTTATTTCTACCGCAGAATGTGGATATCGAAATGTATGGAAATGGAATTCACCGCAACGGAGATTTGATTTTTGTAGATACTCGTGCAGCCCTTGGAGATTTTGCCAGTCAAATTTTAGGCATTGGTGGCTATTATCGAGTTGTTCGGTCAAGCCACCAGATAACTAATCGTGGGTATAACACTACTTTGAGTTGTGTCTTTGAGCTTAGGGCGGGTAGGAAGAAATAATGGCTAATCAAAGAAGAATTGATCCAAAAGCAAACCCTGAGTTGTATTCATACGGGGCTAACAATCTTAATTCAAGGGAAATCTTCTTCGAAAGGTTGAAGTATGATACATACGTGTTCCCAAATTATCTCGCTGATAACTTTGTTAGCACCTGGACAACAGAGCGATACTATGGAATAGTAAATAATCGTGGCAACTCTGTATATCCAAACCTAAGAAGGTTGAAGAGCTTGAGGTATTCTTCTGATGAAAGTAGCACCAACTATGCTTTAAACTTTGTAGCCGATGCATGGCATGATTTTGCCAAAAAGGCAAGAGAGCTAGCATCTCAAAATGTGATCTTTAAAAACAGCCCATGGGCAAAGCCAGAAGTTGTAAAAGCATGGCAACCAGTGCAAAATGCCTATGACACATATATGCGAGAAGAAATATACCCTGTATTTTATGATAATTTCATTTATTCGGCGGGAAGAAATAAGAAAGTAAAAAACATTAATGATTTTATCAAGCAATTTGATGAGTTCATGCAAGACCACATGGTAAGGACAGGACCCGTAACTCTGTCAGGCTTTATAGAGAGTGTCAATGCTCCTATGTATTCTTCAGGGCTAGTCATAGAGGTCGCCAGTGATGAGTATGATGATGACTTTACTAAGGCATATAAGTTTGGCGATCGTAACTTTTCTTTTATTGCCAGCATTGCTGCTCAGTATGGGTTTTCGATCGATAAGAATATTCCCTGGAGACTCGTCGCCGATTTAAGAAACCCAGCAATGCTAGAATATATGCTTGGTGTTCCAATTGAAGGTTTTGACATACCTGATAATGTAGAATACGAATGCGAGCCATTGATCGGTGACGTTGAGCTACCACCGATGGCTTACGGCTATTCTCAAATACCAGGGCTACAAAATATAAGAAGAAATGTAGCTTTCTTTGTTTATGAAGACGATCAAGGTAACAAGTTCAATGAGCCAGGATACAGAAGGTATAAGGTCTATAACGACCCCAGTTGGGAACCTATATTTGATGTTAGGAGCCAGTCAAAAACTTTTGAAGCTTTGTTTGGTACAGATTATGAAGAAACCTGGCTAGAAGATATGAATCTTCTGCAAAACTACATTTTGTTTTTTTACAATTATTACGTGTCCTTGCAGCCAAATGTATCAGACCAAACACAGGTTCAGTTTGATTCTAGTTGCGGTCCAAAAACATACACTTTCACAAGGCAGTCCTTGACACCTGAACAATTTGCTGCTATGTTCGGCGACAGATGGAAATTAAAGACTTATTACATTATACGAGATAAAGAGAGAATGAGAAACATAACTCTTAAGAGAAGGATGTATGAAATCCAAAGAGTGATGAATAACTATAATTTGGGGTTAAGCATCGACACTGAGACCGCATACAACAGAGCCTTGAAGGTTTTGCAGGAAGATTTCATTGGACCAGCAGATAGAGGTCCTTTAACACTAGATAGAGTTGGCGATATAATAAACTCCAAGTGAGGCTAAATTGCTATTCCAAACCCTTGATGATAAAACCGAGTGCGTCGGCATTTACGCTGATAATCAGCTAATCTTTGACCTTGACGGCTTCCCGCCAGAACTCACCCAAACTTGGAAATACGCTCCTTACCTGCGAGACCTCGATATTGAGTATATTTCGCTGTATCTTGAGGGCGGCAAGATTGGGGATGCAATCCCAGAATACTTAAAGGACGACTGGGAGGACGTATCCAAGAAGATTATGGCTTTCAGGCGTTCTTTGAGCATTTCCCAAGTGGATACCTACGAGAACTGCTTTTTTGACTTGGTGCCCGAAAGGTTCCTAGTTG